GGATCGTTGGGCGAGATGTAAAGAAATATTGCAGGGAAGGGTTGAAAGAGTTACACACTACACGACGGTTCAGAATTATGCTGACAGTTATAAAGGTTATATGACTGACTGGCTGAAGATGCTGAAAATGTTTCAGGGCGAACCCCTGATGTTCTTTGAAGATGATTTTGAGTTTACGGATGAATTTGACGAGGTGTTTCCGAAGGCCGTCGCAGAGTTACCGGATAGTTACGATATGTTATATTTGGGAGCGAACCTTCAGGCCCCTGTCAAGAAATACAGCAGTCATCTTGTCCGGGTTAATGGTGCGTGGTTGATGCACGCAACACTATTAAGCCCGAAGTTTATTGATTACATACTTCAGGTTTATCCCGGATCAAATATAAAGATAGCGGATGAATGGTATCGGAGGATAGCTCCTCACAGGGAATTTTACATGACAATGCCGATCATCAGTTATCAGAGAAAGGACTACAGTGATTTTGTCGGACGATATGTTTACTACGACATATTTTCGAATAAATATTATAAAAGAGCTTATGAAAGTTTTGAATTTGATACACGCTTATCCGCCGCTCCATCATGCGGGGGCTGAATGGATGGTCCACGAGATGAATAAGTATCTCGTAGACCAGGGCCATAGCGTTGATGTTTTGCTACCAATTACCGGACTAAAGGATTATGAGTTCGAGGGTGTGAATGTAAAGGGTGATTTCTTTCCAGGTAATCGGGAATTTATTAAAAATGCTGATATTATCATTTCGCATCTTGACAGGGCCGGGAAGGCTTTCAACCTTTGTGAGCTTTACAAGAAGCCTTTCGTTTTTGTGGTTCACAATACTAACCCGATGAGCATTCTGAAATTTAAACCACAGGTGCGAAGGTATATAGTTTACAACAGTGAATATACAAAGAAAGAAATGAATTATCCCTGTCCGGCCGTGGTGGTTCATCCTCCCGTTGATGGGAGGCGGTATAAGGTATTAGGAAGGCGAGGCTCTAAGCTCACCCTCGTTAACCTGTTCCACCGTAAGGGGACTGCGACTTTTCAGCAGATTGCGAGGTTGATGCCGGACAGGGATTTTTTAGGAGTAGAAGGCGGGTATGGCAAGCAGGAAAAAGAAGCCATTAAAAACGTGACTTATATGGATAATACCCCGGACATGAAAAAGGTGTATTCACAGACAAGGATTCTGCTTATGCCGTCCCTTTACGAGAGTTACGGGCGCACGGCTGTCGAGGCGTTGGTTTCGGGTATCCCTGTCATTGCCTCACCGACTCCGGGGTTAAAGGAAAGTTTGGGGGATGCGGGTATCTTCTGCGATGCACTGAAGCCGGAGCAGTGGGTTGAGGCTATCAAGTCATTGGATGACCCGGAAACATACAAGGCACAGAGCAAAAAATGTATTGAAAGGTTTAAGGTCATCAAAGCAGAGACCGAGAAAGAGCTTAAAGGGTTTGAGGATTTTCTGTTTGACATTTATGAGCGTAAGATATGACAGCAAAGAAAGGAAGGCCCAAAAGGGTGAAGCCAATTATTATTGACGAGATCGAAAGTGAGAAGTTCGATGTTCAGAAGTTCTTTGAGAAAAGGGTTATCAAAGGGAAAGTCCCGACAAGGAATATCCCGGATGGACATATCAGGGTTATAGTACTGAAAGAATGCGATGGCATGACAGGGCATTACTACGAGGGCGATATTATTGACTTGCCGGAACGGAGGTTTAAGTCCATGAGACTCCGGGGACTGGTTGATGAATACAAAGGGGACAGCGCACCAAATAGGGAAAGATGAGAAACTTACAGACACGGATAATAACAGACATAGTAACTGAACCGGTATCGGTAGCGGAGGCGAAACTTTACTGCAAGGTACAGGACAGCGCAGATGATACCTTATGGCCTATCCTTATCACTTCGGCCCGAAGGATGCTGGAAAAGTACACTATGACTTCGTTTGCGGAAAAAACTATCCATGCTACATGGGTGGAAGTGCCGAAACAGAACTACGTTGAACTTCCTTATGGGCCTATTATTTCGATTGATAAGATTTACAGGATAGACCACGAAGGTACAGAAGAAGAACTGGTACTTAATTCTGATTACTATGTCATGGGCGATCAGGATGCTATCATCAAGATAACATCTTACTGGTCATCGGGTAAAGTGTATGTCAACTCTATAAGAGCAGAGTACAAGGCCGGTTATGGCAATGCAGCTACTGAGGAACTTCCGGAAGAACTTAAACTGGCAATTCTGAAGCAGGTGTCAACGGATTACGAGTTAAGGGAGAATATAACGACAGGTGGAATGACAGTACTAAGCAATGAGAGCAAAGTATTAGCAGCCCCTTATCGTAAGAAACTTTGGATATGATAGGTAAACGCAGACATTATCTGACTGTTCAGGTGGCAACCCGGACGGATGACAACCAGGGAGGGGGAGTTAATACTTGGACTGACACTTATTACGAGTGGGCATCAGCCAGATTCTTATCCGGTTCCCGGTCATTAGATAATGGAGGCGTTATCTATCGTAAAGCTGTTGAGTTTGAGATACGCAAAAGGACTGATTACACTTTGGGAACTGGACATCGCATAAAGTGGAATGATGAGTTCTACACTATTCATTCTGTTCTTCCCTCGGAAAAACTTGATGATTTAAAGGTACTGGCTTATGTCTAAACCGTTTATCATATTGCCTCAGTCAGAGATGATGAAGTTCAAACGCTGGACTACGAAGTTATCAGCAGAAAATACTTCTCATTGCCAGAGGGCTATATTTGCCACGTGTACTAATATTGTTCGTAGGGCAATGCGCCTTGCTCCGGTTAATTTTGGTTTCTTGCGGGCTTCCATTGGTACTGATGCAACTGGCGCGGGCATGGCTGCCGAAGTATGGGCGGGAGGTTCAGGGAAGGGCGTTAATGTTAAATATGCTCCTTATGTGGAATTCGGTACGGGCAATAAAGTATATGTGCCGAAAGAATTAGTTAATTATGCCATGCAATTTAAAGGGAGAGGTATAAGAAAAGTAAATAACCAGCATCAACCCTATTTCTTCCCGGCCGTCAATATAAGTATGAAAGAGATGTTTACAAAACTTCACCAAATGGGATTCAAATGAAAGACCCAAGCGAAAATATAAGGCAGTGGCTTCATGATATTCTGCACCTGACAGTACAGTATAACGGGTCTTATGTGCCTTGCTATTCGTTTGTACCTCAGAATGTGGCAAAGCCCTTTATAGTTCTTGGCGAGCAGTATATGGAAGCGGATGAGTCGACAAAGGATAGTAATATAACCTTAAACTCAATCAACATCGAGATATACGCCTCCTATACGGGTAATGATGCCAGTTATAAGATGGTCAACTCGCTGAGTGAGGATATTCTTGAACTGATAACTGCGGACCCGATAACCGAGGCAGGTTCCGGAGGTTCAGACGTAGGCGGGATAGATGGTTACGGAGAGATTAACATAATGGTCGGAAGTATAGCAACACAAAGGGTATTATTTGACAACGAGATAGTTATAATGAAATCAATAGTTATTAAATTAAGATTAGAGGAGGAGTAAAATGAAATTAAGCGGGAAAAATATGCTTGTGCTGGTTAACGGTACGGCTATCGGGGGGACTAAATCCTTCACATTAACAGTTAACAGCAACCTTATCGACACTACCACAAAGGATAGTGACGCATGGGGAGACAGCCTTTACGGGTCAAAGGATTGGGAGGTATCATTTGACGGCCTGTACGATCCGAGTAACACGATGAACGCAGAGGAGATATTTGACCTTATCACGGGCGACACCACGGCAATCCTTGAGATGGCAGTTATTGACGGTACCGGTGGGGGTCTTGTATTCAAAGGAAGCGCAAACGCTACAGGATTGACTATGACAGCAGGTTATAATGATGCTGTCTCAATGTCAGGTGGTTTTAAGGGAGCCGGTGAACTTACAAAAGGAACAGTAGCAACATCGTAGTATGAACACACTAAGCGGTTATATAGAGGTCGATTTCGGTGGTGAGCGTTTACCGTTTCAGTTTGGGTCTAATGCGTATGCCCTGTTCTGCGAGAAGTATAAGATAGAGTTCTGGCAGATCGCCTCGAGCGGGATATTCGGGAAAGAGGACGGGACACCCCCTGACATATTTAAACTCAGGGAACTGTTCTACTTTGCCCACGTATCAGCGATGCGAAGCCGGGGTGAACCTGTAATGGTCAATGAGTACAGGTTCGGGGATCTGCTCGATAACACAGAGGGGGCTATCGGGCAACTTCAAACGGCTGTTGTCAACGCTAAGATGTTAGGATTCTCTTTAGCTGAACTGGCAAAGGGGACTGAGGTAAAAAAAAAGTAACGTGGCGTGAGGTTCTTTCCTATTGTGTCGGGGAGGTAGGGCTGAAGCCTTCCGAGTTCTGGAGGATGACCTTTGAGGAAATAGAACTTTCCTGTAAGGGTTACGAGACAAGGGAGGCAAAGCGGAAGGAGTTGCAACGGTTGCAGTGTGCAATTCTTATGAATGTTTACCGCAAGGAAGGGAGCCAGCCCGTTGATGTCCGGGATGTGATGGTTCTTTACACCGACAAGGACGCCCCGAAAGTTGACCTGATAAGCAGGGAAGAATACGAGGAAATGAAAGAGTGGAGGAAGAAGATTAAATGGCAGACGAAAAATTAAAAGCGAAACTCGGACTCGATAACAGCGAGTTTAAGAGAGGGCTGAAGGATAGCGAGAACCAACTCAGCAAGATGAATGCCGGCTTTAAAAGGCTTGGTGTTATGATCGGGGCCGCTTTCTCTGTGTCTGCTATAAGTAATTTCGTAGGGGAAGGGATTAAGTTAGCTGCGTCCATGCAGGGGGTTGAGGCAGCCTTTAAGAACCTTAACCAACCTAATCTGCTTCAGAATCTTCGTAATGCCACAAGGGGAACTGTTACGGACCTTCAGTTGATGCAGAAAGCAGTTCAGGCGAAGAACTTTAAGATACCACTTGAACAGCTTGCCACTTATTTTGAGTTTGCCACTAAAAGAGCTATTCAAACCGGCGAGTCGGTTGATTACCTTGTTGACAGTATCATAACAGGGATAGGGCGCAAGTCGGTCCTTGTTATGGATAACCTTGGAATTTCGGCTGTCGCTTTACAGGATGAAGTAAAAAGGGTAGGTGACTTCGGGGCTGCTGCAGGAAATATTATTCAGCGTGAACTAACCGCAATGGGGGATGTGACAGATACCGCAGCCACATCTATATCACAGCTTGCAACGGCATGGAAGGAACTAAAGACTCAGGTAGGCGAGTTCGTTTTAAAGAGTGGGCTTACTGATCTGTTAAATGCCCTGACAAAAGACTTTGTAGAGGTTAATGATCCATTTGAGAAATGGAGGGGACTCGATAAGGCAACGGCAGAGGCCCGTAAAACAGAGGTATTAGAGCAGATAGAATATTTTAAAAAACTTGGTGATGCCGGTAAAGCCTCATATAACTTTTATACAGAAGCCTTAGAAGTTCTCGACGGGATAATAAACGAGACTACGCCTCCGATTGAAAAGGAAGTTGAGACGATAGCATCACTTAACGCACAACTGGCAGAAGAAAAGGCATGGCTTGAACAGATTGACGTAGCAGATAAGAAGAGGTTAGCTACACAATTACAAGTCATTGACGCACTTGAAAAGAGAATAAAAAGCCTCACAACATTAGGGGCGACAAGGGAAGTTAATCCTATGATTGGGGAGGTTGCTGCTCTCGGTGATCTTGCCGGATCATGGCAGAAGATAAAAGGTGATTCAAAGGACGCATGGGATAAGCTGGCAGGTGGCCCGAAGGCAGTTACTGCTGTCACTGACATGACCGATGCCCTTATGCTTCAGAGTGAAGCAATCAACATACTAACCAACTCCTTTGATACGCTGTTTACATCTGCTGAGAACGGTTTTGCTAACATGGTCGATACGATGATTGACGGGATGAAAAGGCTTGTAGCAGAATATCTGGCAAAGGCCGCTGTTTTCCTTCTGATACGTGCGTTATTCCCGGCTTCAAACGTTGCCATAGGTGCGACTAAAGGGCTTGCAGGCATGGGATTAGGCAAGTTGGTAGGATTCGCTTCCGGGGGTATGGTATTCGGCCCACAACTGGCGATGGTAGGGGAAAACTCGTCACGGTCAAATCCGGAAGTGATTGCCCCTCTTAATAAACTTATGGGCATGATGGGGCCTCAGATAGTGGAAGTAAAAGGTACAATTAAAGGTAAAGACATAGCACTGGCACTAAGAAGAAATGGCTGAGAGGTGGAGAATAGAGTTTTCTGACTTGCAAAAAGTCGAGTGGCGGATCTCAATAGCAGACCCGGACTTCACGGGTGACTATACTCTATTGAAAGCTACCGGCAACCCGCTTAACATAAGTTACGATAACGAGTCAGATGATGTATTCGACCCGATGCGTCCATCACGGGCTACCTTTGAAGTCTATTCTGAAACGAACTTTGCACTCCTTGATCTTTACTCTGTCGAGGATATGCACTATCCTGTTACCATATATTGTAATGATACACTATTCTGGAGCGGGTATGTAGAGACACAGAACTACGAGGAGGTATATGAGCCGGTGCCTTATGCTGTTTCGATAACAGCTACAGACGGGCTTTCAATACTTGAGAACATTCTATTTGCTGATAGTATTGCTTATAGTGAAGGTGAGGAAACGATAACCTATTATAACGGGCATGAACTTGAGTCAGCTATCATCCTTGATGTTTTAGCAGAGATAGGGTTTACAGAGTTCAAGGAGTATGTGAATATCTACGAAGATGATATGCTCGCCACGGCTTCGGATAGCCCCTTTGACCAGATAAAGATTTACAGGGATGTATTTAAAGACTACTACTGTTATGATGTTCTCTCAGAGATATTAAAGAAATACAACGCTATCATACGTCAGAAAGACGGGGTGTTCTGTATTGTCAGACCTATTGAGTTATTAAATGCAACTGTTTATGGCAGGTGGTTCACGGGCGACACGACAAAGACGGCTATTACCCTGAACCCGGATCAGTTCCTTAAAAGGAAAGCTACTCATCCTTCAGCACGGAGGATTCAGTTACCGGGGGGAAGATTGATGATAGTGCCACCGGCAAAGAAAGTCACTTCTGTCTTTGAATACGGTTATAAGGAATCATGGCTCGATAATTATGATTTTGATCCTGATTCATGGGATGGAACAGACTTTCAATTCTGGACTAAATCTGCCAGCTCCATGTTGTTTCAAATAGGTCAGGTAGTGCCTGGTGAAAAGAATGGGGTTTATCTCTATAACAGAAATACCTATCCTGATCTTTTATGTTATATCTATCAGTCATTTGGAACCGAAGCGATAATATCTACTTACGATGTATTCAATTTTGAGATTGACTTTATGACTGTTAATGATGAGTTGACGGATCAGTCAAATGTAAAGTTCTATCTCAGGATTAAACATGATGATACAAATCAGTGGTTAGCAGAAAAGAACGATATAGTATGCGGGTGGGAGACAACGGATCAGATAATCACAATAACACAGGAGACGGCACCGACAGGTTATAGCTCATGGACTACATGGAAAAGAACATTCTTAGGACTTCCCGCTTCCGGTTCATATACTATTTACATTTACAGCTCTGACTTTGGTTCAGATGTTCATGTGGGTGTGCGTAATGTTAAGTTCTATGCCACCTCAGACGAGATACTTGTAAAGGCTCGTAAACACAGGGGACCGTTTAAGAAACTCGCTGAGTATGTACTGATGAATAACCTCTTTTGGAAGGGCCCGTTTGCGAAATTTGTTCAGGTAAGCCGTCTGGATTTTGATGAGATAGTTGAATCAGAATATCACGTCAATAACGGCATAGTCGGCAATATCAGGGAGTATAATTACATTTTGGGTGATGTTGTTGATACACAAATGGACAATACCATCTCTCAGTGCAAAGGTGCGTTAGGTGTAATGAAAAGAGTTAATGGTTACAGGGTTGACACTATTACACTGACAGGATCTACGGGAACCTGTAATATACTGGTAGGTGGATTTACGGGATTAGCCACTTTCTCAATGACGCTATCAATTACTGCACAGGATTTCGTCACTGCTTATGAATCGGATTATGACGGAGTAGGTATAGTGCTTACAAGTAGCGGGGCTGACCTTATCTTCACGGCAAAAGTGGCAGGTACAGAGTTTGATGGTGAGACAAGTCTGGTAAATGCGTCCGGCAACTTATTCGGTACAATAGCTTATACCACACCTGCTTATTCAGAGACTTTAGAACCTTCAGATAAATGGAACTTCCGGGGGGAGTCGAATTATAAACCTCTTTTACATCATATAGCTGATGAGATAGCACTTGAATACAGCAAGCCCCGGCAACTCATTCAGATGCCACTACTGGAAACGGCACAGGGCGGACAGATTGATGTGATAGGGAACTTTCAGGATGACGTCAATACTTCAGGTGGGGAAACAAGGGTATTCGTTTTGAACCGTGCAGAGTTTGATGTTCGGAAAAGGAGATGGGAAGCTGACCTGCACGAGATAGGCACAAGAACGGCAGAGGCCGAAGATGGCGAAGGCGGAAGCACCACGGCAGACAGCACGGTAATAACAGTTGATGATAACACAATAACGGTTGATACGATATGAAGAAACTACTTTTTTTACTTGTAATAATTACCGCTTGTCAGAGGGATATAGTACCTGTTAAGAGCAGGTCAGCAAGCGTAGCCCTCACAGATGTGAACATAGGCACTACGGCAAATGACGGGACAGGGGATGCACTCAGAACGGCTTTTCAAAAGGTAAACGCAAACAACGCCCTTATCGAAAATGCCTTTGCCACGGTTCCAACGGTGACAGAGATGCGGCAGGCAATAGCAGACACGAACCAGCATAATAAGGAGCAGGCAATACCTATTTCAACCCTTGCCTTTATGCAAGCCGATTCTAATAGTTATGGCGGGGCAATGACATACAACGGGGTTGTCAACTATGTCGCAGCCAACGGGGGAACAGGCGGGGGCGGGGGTTACGAGTGGACTGAGTTTATCGTAGGCACGACGACTGGCGCACCTGCTAATGCTGACACGGCTTTCACTATAAGTCAGATGGCAGGGGATGTTATTGAACTATACAGAGGCACTACGGCAGACCTGCATAAACAATGGTTGAATGAGACAGCCACTAACGGGAAGACGGGTTATAGATATAATTCTTCAGGTACTATTGTTGTCCGTCCCGCCTGGGCTACTGATGACAGGGCATATATCAAAGCCGTTCCAACTTCGGGCGTATCTAAGATAACTCTGTCGGGTGGGGCTTCTACGCTCCTTACAGGACTCAGAGCGGGCTGGAAGATGGACGAGACTTCGGGGACACAGGTTAATGATGTGCTTTCTACCTATACCGGAACGACTAACGCCACAGTAGGACAGACAGGTATGAGGGGTTATGCAGAGACATTTGACGGGGTGAATGACTATGTCAATTTAGGGCAAACAGTAGGTGATGTTGGTACAAATGACTTTAGCCTAACGGGGTGGATATATCTCACTGCATGGGCTACGAATTATAATTCCGCAGGGATAGCAGGTAATTGGGGTGACTCTCCGTATTTTTATGTAGGTGTTTATACCGAAACAGGAGATGGTGCAAATCATAAGATAAGAGCTGTGGTTAACTTTGCAGGGAGTAATCAGAATATTTATTCCAACTCTGCAATTACGCTTAATACATGGACACACGTTGCAATCGTGGCAGACAGATCGGGAAACTTGACAATGTATGTTAACGGTGTGGCTCAGACGGACACGGAGGACATATCGGCACACTCTGCCGTTGATGTGACTAATAATAACACTTTCGCAATAGGAAGGATCGGCAGCACTCTTTCAGGTCATTATTTCACAGGCTCGATTGATGATGTTTTTCTCTGGACTAAAGCTCTGACGAGTGACGAAGTCGAGGAGGCAATGGACGCAACACACCCGTGGTAATGAGGAAACTAATATTCATACTGCTTTTATTTCCGGCTCTGCTACAGGCGCAGACGACCTGGTATATAGACGCTGACGGTGGTGACGATGTTACGGGCAACGGGACTTCTTCTAACCCGTGGAAGACATTTTACAGGGCAGTCAACCAAAATACCTCACTTGCAGGCGGGGATAAGGTCTTCGCTTATACCTCGATTAATCCTTACCACGAGTACAACCAGATAGTGGTTCCAATTAATGTTGACATCGAAGGTGAATCGGAGGTAGGAGTTGTCATTGAGTCGCACCTCTCATCTCCAGGACAGGCTTTATTTCTACTCCAAACAACAAACGGATGGCTTGGTAATTACGGCAATCAGTACATCTCTCACCTTACGATTGATGGAAATAATACAACCTACTCAGCTATTGATGTTAACTACCGTTCAAACGTGACTCTGAGTTATCTCAGGATAAGTGACTTTTTGTGGAGGGGAATCAGGCTTTACGGATGCTCGACAGAAACCGCCCCTTCGATCTTTGAGAGCGATCGTAATATGCCAGCCTATTTCACTCAGGGCAATAAAGTTCTATTCTGTCGCTTGACAAATAACGCAGGTAATGACAATGGCAATCTAAACATAGGTCGTCAGGACGGGGTTGAAATAGCTTACAATACCATAACCCAGCCTTTGCGTTCAAGTACATGGACTAACTGCGGAGGGATTAAATTTACCGACGAGGGGTACAATAAGAACACCAAGATGCACCACAATACGATAAGCGTGACTCCTAACCCTGCTAATTCCTTTAACTTCTCTATCGAGATGTGGTATGAGTTAGGTGGGTGCGAATACTATAATAATACTTTCAGAGGCACCTGCGACTTTGACGCTGCAAGAAAAGGAGCATCGACTTATTCTATTTGGTTCCATAATAATGATTGTGGTTTTGACAATTATGTAGCCGGTCATTATGAAGGGATAGACATTGAGGCATCATGCTGGGATGTTATAATAGAGAAAAACTACATCCATCACGTTGCAAAAGGGATTCAATTTAGCATGATATGGCCTATCGGTGATCACGACTTAGTGAACTCAAACAACCGAATAAGAATAAGTTCAAACCTGATAGTAAATTTAGGTCTAACTCATTTTACTTCATGGGAGCCTATTTATGGGATCAACTTTTACGTGGGCGATACTTACTTAGGACTTGACTCAGTACAGAACTATTCGATTTACAATAATACTTTTCATTGCGGACAGCCCACTTCAGGGAGCTATTGGGTGACAGGGATTGAACTACCAGGCCCCGGCAGTTATGTGAGGAACTTTAATGTAAAAAACAATATCTTCTATGGCTTTGACGGGGCAAGTGCTTACGATGCGCCCATAATTGGAAGCGGTTCAGTCACTCCTGTCACCTCTTCTTTTACGCATAACAACAGCTACGGATGTGGTAATTCAAATCAGCCACTTTATAGATCAGGTTATTCGGCTCTGACGGCAACAGCTAATATAACCTCTAATCCGCTTTTTACATTAACAGGAAGCACCTGGACTCTTCAGGCAACTTCAGGAGCTATTCATACGGGAACGTATGTTAGTTTAACAACAGACTACGCAGGAAACAACTATGCTAACCCTCCCTCTTTGGGGGCTTACGAATATGTCGGCTCTTTCACGCTTCCCGTTGTATCAACCTCTCCTGTTCTTGAAATAACAGGTACCACAGCTTCCACAGGAGGCAATATAACTTCCGACGGAGGTTCTGCTGTCACGGCAAGGGGTGTCTGTTGGAGTACTTCTGCGGCTCCAACTACTGCTGATTCAAAGACAACTAACGGAACGGGGACGGGGAGTTTTACTTCGAGCGTCACGGGCTTGACTAACGGGGAGACTTACTATCTGAGGGCTTATGCAACGAATAGCATAGGCACGGCTTACGGCTTGGAGAGAGTATTTACGACTCCTATCCCGACATCTTCAGGGGTGCGGTTTATCATGCACGACGGGGTTTTTGTGATTCATAACGGGAAATTTATTAAATCAGAATGATATGGGATGGATATTAGGATTAGGAAATGGAGTTGTTTTTAGGACTGGATCGTCCCGGGCGTGGAGTTCATACTGGACTCCCTCAAGTGCGGTAGTAGAGAATGCATCACCAACGGATATTGTTTTGACTTATGCTAAAGCGGTTAATCCTGCTGATGCCGTTACTACTAATTTTACGATTGCGGGGAAAACTATCAGTACGGCTACGCTCGATGCAACGGGTAAGATTTTAACGCTTGTGGTTAGTGTTGCTTTTGTGTATGGCGATTCTATTGTTGTGATTGCAAACGGGGCGAATATTGCCGTGACTAATAATATAAATGCAGAAGCAGAACTGACAACTTATATTACTGGACTGACAACTCAATTGAGTTCAGCACAACTTTTAAGACTTAACACATTAATAAAATCCATAAAGACGGGGCTTTCCATATCTGCATTATCCGAGGCTTTCGATACATTATATGTACTTGCAGGGGAAACATCTGAGTCTTCATTAAAGAATCTTGTAAAAGATGCTCATCATTGTACTCCCGTAAACGCCCCGACCTTTACACAATACGAAGGGTATGCTGGTGGTGCAACGAAATCTTTGGATACGAATTACAATCCTTTTGCACAAGGTGAAAATTACCAGCTTAACAGTGCATCGCTTGGAGCATACGTAAGAACAACAACAATCGGAGACTATGTAATTCTTGGTGTTGCCGATGCCGGCAATGAATCGTATATCAAGCCCCGAATGAATTACGATACAGTTGGAAGATTTTTTTGCAGGGTGAATCAAGCAACATATACGTATGAAGTCGCAACCGGAGATACTAAAGGAATGTTGATTGCAAGCCGTGTCGGGGCAAATGCCGTTGACGGGTATAAAAACGGAACTGATTTGAATTGCTCTGGTAATACAGAAGTTTCAACGTCACTTCAAAATTATAATATTCATCTTTTAGCTATAAATTCAGCAAAGCAGCGTACGAGCAACCATAGCCCTGACCAATTATCCATTGCTTTCATGGGGAAAGGATTCAGCGGTGCGGAAATAACTGCAATAACTAACGCTTGCGAAGCGTATATGGATGCACTTGGAAAGGGGGTTGTATGACTTACTCATATATTGACAGACTTATCAAAATGGTCAAGAATAAACTACCACCAGCGTAGCAGGTGGTTTTAAACCTAAGCAGCATGCAAAGAGCAATACATACTCGATTTTTCCGGCTGATTTATCGCAGCCCCCAGCGTAGCGATATTAATTGCGGCGTTAAAGTCCGCATCCATATCGTTTCCGCAGTTTTTGCACTTAAAAGACTTGTTCTTCCTTACGCCTATATGGTGGCAGACGGAACAAGTTTGAGAAGTGTATGCAGGCTCGACGACAACAAGATTAACACCATGCAACCTGGATTTATACTCGATAAAGGCTCGCAGTTGACCGAAAGACCAATTACCAAGTTTAGTCCTGAACTTCTTATTACGACGCTTGGTCGTAAACCGAATATTTGTCAAATCTTCAATAGCAATTCCTTTGTGTTCAGCTTTTGCCGTAAGTACAAGATTCTTTGCAATAGTGTGATTAATGATTGTCGCCGTAGTCTTTTCTTTGCCACTAAGCCGTTTCAACAACTTCCGAGAGTTGCGTGTGCCTTTGCTTTGAATAGACTTACGAACCTTTTGCCTTTGTTCACGGTATTGATTAACCCAGTCAGCAGATTGTTTAACGCCTTCAGAGGTAACAATTATGTCGTTTATCCCCATATCAACACCGATAAATTCCTCGACGTCCTCAATGTCTCCATCAGGAACATCAACCGTTTGAAAAAGATAGAATTTCCCCTTGTTATAAACCAAATCAGATTCGCCTTTAATATAAGGAATGTAGTTTCGGTTATGACATACAAAAGGTATTTTAATTCTACCACCGATAGCCCAAAGAGAAACAATATCATTCGGCTTGTAGGTCATAATCCTGCTATCATAACCAATGCTTCCAAGTGGCCTAAATTCTCTTTTAGTTTTCTTATCCAACTTGTAGGAATCAGCAACTTTTGCAATACAACGTACAAGAATTTGAGAAGAAAGTTTGAATGTGGCCTTGTAAGGGTGGTAAACCTCGTGATGGAGTTTAAAGTTATTGAAAATCTTCTTTTCCCAAGCCACCTCAGATATGGCATTGCAAACAGTATTGGCTTCCTTCATCGTATCAAGAAGCAAGTTAGCCTGTTCGTCAGTAGGCAAAAGTTTTATTTTCAATGTCAACTTCATACTGCAAATATACAAAATAATTTCATATATCAGAAAATAATTACTAATTTTATCAAACAATTTAAAGCATGGCGGGCATTGGATATAAATGACCATAAATGACCATAAATTGACCATAAATTGACCATAAAGTTAATGAGCAAAAGCTGCAAGAAAAATAATAGGCACTCAATAGAGGAATAATATGATACTAATATAGAATGGCTGAGATGTATAACGACAGGGACTACTTTGACAGGATGTTTGCCAGTATTGATGACAACTTCCACGAGGTAAAGGCGCGGTTGGATAAGCTGAATGGCAG